CCTCCGCCCGGTCAGGCGGTTTTGTTGTTTCTGCCTTGCCCTCAATGGGGAGGCGTCGGGTATCCGTAAGGACCCGGACGGTCAGTATCCGTTAGGAGCGCCTACCCCGCCCGCTTTGGTGGGTTTCCTAAAAATGCTGGAGGTCATCATGACCGCTCAATCTCTCGCCACTTCCGGCGAACAGTTAATCCCTGTATTCCTCAGCCAAATCGCCAGCGTACCCGCCTACGTGTGCGATGGGCGCGACCTGCACAAGTTTCTTGAAGTTGGTAAGGTATTCGCTGCTTGGATCGCTGAGCGCATCGAGAAGTACGGATTTGAGGAGAATCAGGATTTTGTAGTTTTTTCCAAATCTGGAAAAAACCCAAAAGGTGGTCGCCCTACCCAGGTTTACCACCTCTCCCTCGACATGGCCAAGGAACTGTCGATGGTCGAGAACAACGAGAAGGGACGGCAAGCCCGGCGCTACTTTATCGAAATGGAGAAGCAAGCCTTGGCCGCTGCCGGGCAACCAGTGCTGGCCAGTCATCAGGAAACCCTGCTCCCCTCCGAACAGCAGACCCTTCAAGAGATTGCCCGACGCAAAGTCGAGAACATCCCCGACGACCTCAAGGGCAAGGCGCTGGCGGAACTCTGGTCACGGCTGCACCATAAATTCCGAGTCAGCAAGTATCACCAACTCCCCCGTACCCAGTTCGCCGATGCCCTGGTGTACATCCAGCAGATGACGCTACGCTGTGTTCCCCAGCCCCAGCAATACGCCGTGGAGTACATCACCTCGGAGCAATACCACACCCTCAAGCATCGGGTCTGGCTGATCGGCCATTGCTTTCACCGGGAAGGCGGCGGCGCTTGGGCGGCCTGGAGGGTGATCCGCAAGGAATACGGCTGTCCGGGTGCAACCCGGATTCCTGCCGACCAATTTGAAGCCGTTCACCGGCGCTTGCAGGACATCTACCAACTGTCGATGGCCTTCAAGGGATTGGTCATCGAGCTGGAAGAGCGCTTCTTCCGCAAACACTTCAGCGAACTACCCGACGAGGAGCAGTTAAAGAAACTCAGCGCTTTCTGAGGCCCTCAAAAGCGCCGCGCCAGGGAGGGTACTGGCGCGTTAGCCCTCAATGGAGGGCTTGGCGCACCACTTCCGTGGCCCATTGATTCAAACTCTTCCCGGCTACTTGCGCAGCAAGCAAGGCTTCCGCGTGCAGTTCCGGTGGAATGCGGAGCATCAAATTACCGGATGCCGGTTTTTCAGGGGTAACACCCTGCTCCTCACAATCACGGAGAAAGTCATCCACCGCTGCTTCAAAATCGGCCCGTAATGCAGCGACCGTTTCGCCGTGAAAGCTGATGATATCGCGCACACCCAGCACGCGACCGGTAAATAATTGATCGCGTTCATCGAACGCGACGCGGGCGATGTAGCTTTTATAAGTCATAGTATTCATGGGGTAACCCTATTCGTTTTAATAATTCTCGCGCCTCTTCAACTTGATACCGGCGCGCCTCTTTGTCAGGGTGAGGACGATGGCAACGCCATTGCTCGCCTTTGAGCGCAATCTTAATTCGTGACCCAGAACGCTCAGTGACCGTCCCTCCAAGAGCAAGAATAAGCGTTTCGATGTCAGCAAAGCAGATGTTGCCCAAAGTAGGTTCGTGAAAAATCGCTTCCAAAGTTTTCTGGTTTTTACTATTCATCTGATCAAATCCTGTAAAAATGAAATCAAGCTTGAATGGATTAGCGCGATTCATAATCAAGTGCGCGTCATCGATCCAAGGTCAAACGATTAACTATAAGGAAAATGATAGCGTTTTCTGCTTGCACAACGCAAGCGTTTTCTGCAAGCATTGCACCGGGTTATAATTTTTTCGTTTTCGGGAATTTTTGCCTTATTTTTCCCGAAACACCTCCCCTACCATCGGCCCATTCTCTTCACCGGATGCGCCGATGGCCTTCACCGCTGAACAACTCGCCCAACTCGAAAAAGCCGCTGCTTCCGGGCAGCGCCGGGTTCAGTTAGGCGACAAAGTGATCGAATACCAAAGTCTGCCCGATCTCCTGGAGGCGATTCGCGCCGCGCGCGCTGATCAGTCCAGCAGCGGCTACAACCCGCTGCGCTACAGCGTCGGGACGTTCACCGATGGTTAGCCTCGCCGACCTCGGCGGACGCGCCCCCAAAGTCCCCGCCCGTTACGAACTCAAGGCGCATCGCAGCTACAGCGACGCCCGCGACGGCAACAGCGCGGTCAACGATGCCGGTCCCAAACTGCGCCAGTACGCCCGCCACCTCGACCAGAATCATGACCTGGTCAAAGGCGCGCTGGATCGCCTGACCCAGTTCATCGTCGGCCCGGCCGGTATCGGCATCGAACCGCAACCGCGCACCGGCGGCGGCGAAGTCCACGCCGAGTTCAGCGCCGAATTGCTCGAAGCCTGGCGCGACTGGACGCAGAAACCGGAGGTCACCTGGCAACACGACTGGGCGGCTAGCCAGCGCCTGCTCTGCCGTTCCTGGCTGCGCGATGGCGAAGCCCTGGCCAACCTGGTCAGCGGCAATCGCCCGGACCTCGATCATGGCACGCGCGTCCCGTTCAGCGTCGAGCTGCTGGAGGCCGATTACCTCCCGTTCGCCTACATCGACAGCCGCGCCAACGTCATCCATTCCGTGGAGCTCAACGCCTGGGGCCGTCCGAAAACCTACTGGCTCTATAAACACCATCCCGGCGGCCTGAACAACGCCAGTTTCGAGCGCAAGCCAGTCAGCGCCAGCCAAATCCTGCATCTGAAAATGGTGGACCGGATTGGCCAGGTGCGCGGCGTCTCGATTCTCGCCAGCGTCCTGCAACGCATGAACGACATTTTCGAGTACGAGAACGCCGAGCGCGTCGCGGCCCGCATCGCCGCCAGCCTGACCGGCGTGTTGAAAACCGAAAACCCCAGCATCTATACCCCGCCCACCGACGACGCGCCGCGCTTGTTTGAACTCACCCCCGGCATGATCCTCGACAACCTCCGGCCCGGCGAATCGCTGGACATCTTCAGCAGCAACCGCCCGTCGCCCACCGTTGAACCGTTCCGCAATGGCCAGTTGCGCGCCGCAGCGGCCGGCATGGGCCTGAGCTATTCCGCTCTCTCACGGGACTATAACGGCACCTACAGCGCCCAGCGCCAGGAGCTGGTCGAGCAGTTCGACGCCTACCGCATCCTCAGCCAGCAATTCATCGGGCAAATCGTCCGCCCGGTCTGGCGGCGCTTTGTGCAGCTCGCCCAAATCAGTGGCGTCGTGCGCGCCCCGCGCACGATCGACCCGCGCACCCTGGATGACGCCAGCTATCAATCGCCGGTGATCCCGTGGATCGATCCTAGCCGGGAAGCCAATGCGCAAGACGCCCTGCTGGACAACTACCTGACCAGCCCGCAAACCCTGATCCGTCAGCGCGGCGGCAACCCGGACGAGGTGCTCAACAACTGGAAACGCTGGAACACCCTGCTCGAACAGCGCGGCCTGAACCCGAAGGCCAGCCGCCAGAACACCCCCCGCATCCGTCGCGGCGGGCCGCCGGACACTCAGGAATCCACCTCATGACCGCCCCTTACTACACGATCACCGCGCGCGGCCCCGCCGCCGCCGAACTGCGCCTGTACGGCCCCATTGGTGAATCCTTTTTCGAGGAATCCGTCACCGCCCGCAACCTGGTCAGCGAACTGGCCACCCTCAAGGACAAGGCCCTGACCGTGTACCTCAACAGCCCCGGCGGCAGCGTGATGGACGCCACGGCGATCTACAACGCCCTGCAACGCCACACCCTGCCGGTCAGCATCATCGTCGACGGCTGGGCAGTCAGCGCCGCCTCGCTGATTGCGATGGCCGGGCAGAGCTTGACGATGGGCCAAGGGTCGCTGCTGATGCTGCACAACCCCCGGATGCCCAGCGCCGGTACGGCGGAGGAACTGCGCAAAGCCGCCGATCTGCTGGATACCGTGCGTGATCAGATGATCGCCATCTACGCCAAGAAAACCGGCGCCGATGCCGAAACCATCGCCGCCTGGATGGACGCCGAAACGTGGTTTTCCGCCACCGAAGCCCTGAAAGAAAAACTCGCCGACGCCATTACCGGACAGACCGCCGCGCCTGCGAAAGACGCGGCCGCCGCCTTCAAAGTCCCTTCCATTTATGCGCATTACCTGGAGACCCCTGCCATGCCAGCACCCGTCCCTGAGCAAACCCCGCCGCCCGCCGCCCCGCCGCCTGGCGTATCCGCGCCATTACCTGCACCCGAAGCGCCCGCGCCCGTGGATGCAGCCGCTATCGCCGCGCAAGCCGTGGCCGCCGAACGCCAGCGCACCGGCGACATTCGCGCCGCGTTCGCCCTCAGTCATAAAGCGATGCCCTCGCTGAGCACCGGCCTGAACGCCTTGCAGGAGCAAGCCATCGCGGGCGGCTGGTCCATCGACGAAACCCGCAACCGCATCCTGGCCAAGATGGGCGAAGGCTGCGAACCGCTGGGCGCGGGTCAGGGTATGGCCATGACCCCGGCGGGTCATCCGCATTATTTCAACCTCACCTGCGACAGCCGCGATAAATTCATCGCGGGGGCCAGCGAAGCCCTGCGCATTCGCGCGGGCATCGCCAAGAACGACCCGCAAAACGAATTCCGCCCCATGCGTCTGACCGCCCTGGCGGAAACCTGCCTCGTCCGGGCAGGCGTCGATTTGGGCCGCTATCCCAATGAACTGGCGATGGTGAGAGCCGCCATCACGCACACAGGCAGTGATTTTCCAGTGTTGCTGGAAAACACCCTGAACAAGACGCTCCTGGAAGCCTATCAAGTCGCCTCGGATACCTGGCGGCAATGGTGTGCGGTGGGCAGCGTTGCCGATTTCCGGCCCTACAAGCGCCTGCGTATGGGGAGTTTCGGCAACCTGGATGCGCTGGGCGAAGGCGGCGAATACAAACACAAGGCCATTCCCGACGCCACGGCAGAAACCGTCAGCATCGGCACCAAGGCCAACACCATCACCCTGACCCGGCAAGCCATCATCAATGATGACCTGGGCGGTTTTATGCGGCTCGGGCAAATGCTGGCGCGCGCCGCCGCCCGCAGTATCGAAGCCGATGCCTATGCCCTGCTGGTCAGCAATCCCGCGCTGGATTCGGACAGCACCGCGCTGTTCCACGCCAATCACGGCAACCTGGCAACCGGTGGGTCCGCGGCGGCGATCACCATGACCAGCGTGGACGCGGCCCGCAGTGCGATCAAGATTCAGAAGGATCGTAGCGGCAATGACTACATCGGTATCACCGAGCCGTTTCTGATGCTGTGCCCGGTCGCCAAGAGTGGCGCGGCGCGCACGGTCAACGAGTCCGAATATGACCCGGATACCGCGAACAAGCTGCAACGCACCAACATCACGCGCGGCATCTTCAAAGCGATCATCGACACGCCGTATCTGAGCGGGACTGCCTGGTATCTGCTCGCTGACCCCATGCAGTTCCCGACCCTTGAGGTGCTGTTCCTGAATGGCGTCCAGGTCCCGTTCACCGAACAGGAAGAGATGACCAATGTGGATGGCGTCGCCTGGAAAATCCGTCTCGACTACGGCGTCAACGTCGTGGACTACGTCGGCGCGTTCAAGAACGACGGCGCGTAACCCACTCACCCTACGGAGATTGTTGTTATGGCTGTGAATTATATTCAACCAGGTGAGGTGCTCACCTACACCAACGCCACTGGATCAGACATCGCCGCGGGTCGTGTCGTCAAGCTTGGGGCTACTGAGGACTGTACGCTGGCGGTGGCTCTGGTGGACATTGCTAACGGCGCAGCGGGCGAGGTGCGGCGCTGTGGCGTGTTCACCGTCCCCAAAGTCAGCGCCGCCGTGTTCGCGCAGGGCGAAAGCCTGATCTGGGACAGCAGCGCCGGTGCGTTTGACGACAATCAGGCGACCCCCGCCAGTGGCGATGTCTCCGGCTCGGTGATCGCCGCGGCGGCAGGCGCGAATACGGAGACCACCTGCAAGGCCCTGTTCCTTGGTATTCCTGGCACATTGACCGCATAACCATGAATCCCGAATTCGTCACCACGTTCCGGGAGGCCACCGCCAATCTGATGGCGGTCTGGGGCGGTCCGGCGCTGCACACGTCCGCCGCGACCAGCGGCGAGGCGACGGTTTCTATCGTGCTCGATACCCAAGCGGTCCCCGTCGGCGAATTCGGCGAACGGATGGAGCTGCAAACCACCGTGCAGATTGCCGCGTCTTCCGGCGCGGCGGTGGGCGACACCTTCACCGTCGCAAGCGATCCCAACCCGGTGATCTGGACAGCGGTGCAGCTCCTGAGCGATGACAGCTATCTACGTACCTTTGCCGTGCGGAAAGAGCCATGAGCAGCCAGATCCCGGCCCTTCTTGACGAGATCGAAAACCGGCTCAAGACCATCGCGGGCGCCGTCAACGTGTATCGCGCCCTGCAAGGACGCGCTTATCCCAACGACGGCTCTTTACCGGCTATCGCGGTACGCATCGCCACCGACACGCTTGAATCGGCGCAATCGGGGAAAGCGCGCGTGCACGTTGCGCTCGATATTGAATGGATGATGACCGCTGACAACGCCTTTAGCGATGCGGCGCTGGCCGGGCGTATCTGGGATATCCGCCACGCGCTCGGCGTGGATGAAAATCCTCCTCTTAACGGTCTGCTGCGCGCCGGCACCGGGATTGAGTGGGGGCCAGCCGTCTATGGCTATCCCGACCCGGGCAGTTTGCTGGCCATCGCGCGCCAGCCGATCACATTACACCTCATTGAAACCTATTAACGGGAGAATCCGCCATGTCTCTTATCACGACGACCCGCAGCTATATCGGCAAAGGCCCGGTTTACGCGCGCAAGAAATCGGGAGGGCGGGGCCTGCTGCCCATCGGCAACTGCTCGGCGTTATCGTTTGCGATCACCGAGGATGTAAAAACCCTCCAGGACTACACCCAGGCGGGTGGCGGCACCAAAGACACCCTGCGGCGTATCACATCGGTCGAAGGGACGCTCGATGCACGGGATTTTTCCCCTGCCAATCTCGCGCTGGCCTTGCGCGGCGAGATAACGGCGGAAACGGCAGGATCGGTCGCCGCTGAAGCGCACACCGCCTACACCAACGCCTTTGTCGCGCTCGATTATCTCTTGGATAGCACCGCAACGGTCACGCCGGTCATTGCCGTAAGCGCCGCGCGCGCCGATACCACCGGCTATGCGGCAGGCGATACGATTTTAGATACAGCCGTCGTCTATCAATGCACCACAGCAGGCACGTCAGGCGGATCAGCGCCCGCATTCAACACCGCAATTGGCGATACCACGACGGATGGAACCGTGGTGTGGACGAGCCGTGGCGCCGTGGCGATGGTTGCGGATACCGACTACGAGATGGGTAACGCAGGCATTCATATCCTAGCCACCGCGGCCCGGTTTGCGCTTGGACTCCCAATCACAGTGGCCTACACCAAAAATAAGGCCGAAGTGGTGCAAGCGCTGATGAGCAGCACCACGGATTACGAGCTGTTTTTCGACGGTCTCAACGAGGTCGATTCTGGCAACCCATCCCCCATCAAGGTCCACCGGGTGCAGTTCGGTGTCACGTCGGGGCTGCCGCTGATCGCCGATGATTTCGGCACGCTGCAAATCAAGTTTGATGTACTGCAAGACCCCACCATCAGCGGGACGGGTATTAGTAAATATTTCAAGGTAATGCAAGTCGGCAGTTAAACGGGACCGCCATTTAACAGGAAATAGCGTATGGCCGCCGAACGCAATCTTGCCCTGCAACTGATCATTAGCGCCAAGGATCAAGCCAGCAGCGTCCTGAGCAAGTTGTTCAGCTTCCTCGACTCGGAAGTCTCCGTGGTCGCCGGAAAGATCCGCGAGGCGTTTACCGGATTGTTCGGTGGCGGCCTGGACGGCGCGATTGAATTCGAGGCGCAGCTTGACCGGGTGCAGGCAAAGGGCGGCTACACCGCCGAGGCGATGGAGCAGCTCAAGAAAGCCGCAATTGAGATCGGCGCACAGTTCGGATTGTCGGGCACGCAAGCGGCACAGGGCATGGAATCGCTGGCCGCTGCCGGTCTGACCGCCACCCAAACCATGCAGGCCCTGCCCTCGGTGCTGGCGCTGGCCAAGGCCGAGGCGCTGAGCATGGATGACGCCAGCGCCTTGCTGGCCAACTCGCTGACCACGGTCGGCTTAGGCTTCGACCAGGCCGCGCGGCTGGCCGATGTCCTGACCCAAGCCGCCAATGAATCGACCACCAGCGCTACCGCCGTGGGCAAGGCGCTGGAAACGGCGGGGGGCATTGCCCGCACCGCCGGGCTGGATCTGGAACAGGCCGTCGCCGTGCTCACCGCACTGGCCAAGAGCGGCATCGAGGGCGAGCGTGCGGGTACGGCACTGGCCGCCATCCTCACCCAACTGCTCAACCCCGCCAGCAAAGCCAGCGAGGAATTGAACGCGCTGGGCATCACCAGCCGCGACCTGGGTACGGTGATCGGTGAGCTGCAAAGCAAGGGCGTCAACGCCAACGCCGCCATCCTCGCGTTTGGTGAAACCGCCGGGCCGGGGTTGCGCGCGCTCATCAGTCAGGGCCAGCAAGGCATCGCCGAACTGGTGCAAGCGTTGCTGGGGGCCGACGGCGCGGCGCAAAAAGCCGCCGAGGGCATGGGCGGCAATCTCAAAGGGGCGATGGAGGCACTGGGAAGCGCCTGGGAGAACGTCAAGAGCGCGCTGTTTGAACCAGTCCTGGAGAGCCTGACGCAGGCCGCCCGCGACGCCAGCGAAGCCCTCAATGGCAGCCTCAATGACGGCGCGCTTAAACCTGCGCAAGAAGCGATCAAGGCGTTTGTCGAACAAGGAATTTCCGCCGCGCGTGATTTTGTTGCTAATTTTGATTTTCGGGCGGCGGTTGAAGCGATCCAGCAGTTTGCGCGCGATGCAGCCGAATCGTTTGCCAGCATTAAAAATGCCGGACAAACCGCCGCCGATACCGTAAAAATCGCCTGGAATGCCGTCACCGCCGGGTTTAAAACCATCGGCGCGGGCCTGACCGAGATTGCCGCCAGCGTGGTCGCCACCCTGGCCAATATCGAACAGGCCGCCAGCACGGTGGGACTAGGTAGTGTCGAACGCGCCAACGCCCTGCGCGCCACGGCCCTGGAAATGCAGACCACCGCCGCCGGGTTAATCGAGCAGGCCGCGACCGATGCCAGGGAGATGGGCGAGGCGTATGACCGCCTGACCGGCAATACCGACGCCGCCGCCGCCGCGCAACGCCGCCTCAAAGACAGCCTGCCGGTCGCCGAGCTGCAAACCATCACCAAGACGCTGGCTGACTACCAAGGCATCGCGCAACGCGCCAACAATGAGGCCGAGCAAGCGCGGATCGGTTATGACGCGGGCACGGTCAGCGCCGAGCAATACGGCCAAGCCCTGCTGGCCGCCGCGCAAGCGAACGCGGAACTGGCCGCCGCCACCAAAGCGCAGGCCGCCGGGGCAAAAGACGCCGTCGATCAATCGAACCGGCTGACGAACGAGCTGAAAAGCCAAGTTGACACCCTGCGGCTTAAGGCCGAAACCGAGGTGGCGGCTGTTGGTGCGCAACGCGGACTGATCTCCGCGCAAGAAGCATTACTCCAAGCCAGTATTGATCTGGCGCAGGCCCAAGGCCGGGAAGCCGATGTCAAGCGCTTGTTGATCCAGCTCGCGCAAAACGAAGCCAACCAGGCAGCCGCCAACGCCGTCGCCAAGAACATCGAGGCGAAAGCCGCCTATCAGGTGCTGGCCCTGCTGGAAAAGGAAGTGGGCAAGCGCCTGGAGGCCGGGCAGGCGATTGATGACGCCACGAAAGCGCGTCTGGAATCGGCGCAAATCGCTGCGCAAACCGCCGAAATCGAAGCGCAAGCCGCCGGACAAGTCGCCGAAGTACAGCAACAGCAAGTCATTGACCTCCAAGCGCTCACCAAAGAAAAACAGAACGCCGCCGACGCTTCGAGTATCCACGCCGCCGGAATGCACGGCGAAGCCAGCGCCGCACGGGGCGCGTCTTCGGTGTTCAACGAATGGAAAGACAACCTGAAGATTTTCGGCGACACGGCAGCGGACGCGGCGGAACGGCTCAGCCGGATGAACGATGCGGTGGAAAAGGCGGCACAACAACGAAAGGATGAACTTAAAGCCCAAGGTGAATTCGTCAGTTCGCTGGTGAATACCTGGACGCAACGCCTTGGTGATCTCTCCGAAGCCTCCGAGGAAACATTTCGTAGAGTCGCGTTGGATGCCGATACGACTCGCAAATCGATTGCCGGAGCCACCGATGCCACCGAACTGATGCGTGATGCCACGCAAAGCCTGGCAGCGGGCGGAATCATCCGCTGGGCGAATGAGCTGGCTATCGAAGCGCTCAAGATTGAGTTGTCTTTTACCGGCCAAGCCAAGGCTGCGGATAATCTTGCCAACTCGCTGGAAAAAATGGCGGAGAAGGGCGGCGTCACAGCAGGGGCTATTGAACAAATGGTCCGGCAAGCTGAAGCCGCCAAGACCAGCTTTACCTTATTGGATCAAGAGCGGCTGGATCACCTGCAATCGGCCATCGACGCCGCCAACGACAAACTCCGCGAAATGCAAGAGGAAACCCAGTCCGCCAAGGATCGCCTGCAAGAACTCAACGCCGATCTGGCCGAGGCGCGCGGCGAGGACAAGAAAGCCCAGGAGCTGCGCCAGCAACTGGAATTCCAGACCGATCTGGCCGCGATCGAAGACCAGCGCCGCAAAGCGGAACTGACCGGCAATACGGAGCTATTACGCACCCTCGACGAGCAGAAAAAAGCTCTCGAAGCACTCAACAAGATCAGGATTGACAACATCCGCTCCCCGGACATTGCCGAAAAGCAACGCCGGTACTACGAAGATGCGCCGAGCGCACCTGAGCGGACCGGCGGAGGACTCGCCACCAACACCTTCAACATCAACGTCGATGGCCGGGATCTGCTTTCCGAGGAGCAAATCCGGAACAAAATCATCCCGGTCATTAATCGCACGCTGCGACTCAAGAGCTAACCGATGCCCGCCTGCCAACGCTTCCTGGCCGATCTGAATAACGCCGCCGCCCACGCCACTGTTTCCGTGTCATCGGTGCTTGCCGCTCAGCGCCAAGCCTTCCAGCAAAGCACAGCCCGCACCGGCAACGGCGTCATCCAGTTGACGGGCGGCTATACCGGCGCGGCGGATACCGTCATCGAGATCGAGATCCGCCCGGCAGGCACCGGCAACGAGCGCACCAGCCAGCCCGCCTATACCGGTGCGGGCAATGGCGTCATGGAGGCCGTCAGCGCCGGTCCTGGCGCGGCAGAACAAACCGTCACCGTCACCCTCGTGGATTTAGGGACGGAAACCGCGCAGGCCCAGGCCATCCTCTATGCGGATGTGCTCATCAAGGCCCGCACGCCGGGCAGTGGCGGCAACGCCATCACATTAAGCCTAACGCCCAACCTGACCCTGGTGACGCCTGCCGTGGGGGCCTTGGCGGAGGGATTGAGCCGGGAAACCCAAGAATGGGCAGACCAGCGTCTGAACTTCGGCGCTGCGCCGCTGAATCCCGATGGCACATTGAGCGCCGCCAGTCCACGGCTCGTGTTCGGGCAAGACACCAGCCAGGTCTATCGCCATTACAAGCGGTGGGACGGCGATCAGTGGCAGTACGGCGTCAGTCCCAAATTGGCGGCTTCTTACGAAGCCGGGGCAACGGTCCATCAAGTGACCGGTGACTACACCGCGACGGTGACCGGCGGGGTAACGACCGAGAATTTTACCGGGATCACCACGCTGTACGGCCTGCTGACGCAGCTTAACACCTCAACACTGATCGAGGTCGATAGCGTCGTGGCCAATGACGCCAAGCCGCGCGGGATGGCGGCCATCGATGTCCCCTTGCGAACCGGCGCGTTTGCCCTGCCGGTCATCAAGGGGCGGGCCGATTTGCCGGACCTGACCGGAATCGTCGTAGCGGCCACCGCGCCCACCGAAACCGTCACCGTGGAATGCATCGATGCCGCCACGATTGGCGGCGAAACCTGGGAGGTGCGCTCGGCGGTCGCCGGGACGCTCCCCAAGGCCGTCACCGGGGTGGCCTACACCGCTGGGTTCGCCGGGTTCACCATCCCCATCCAAGAACTCACCGGACACCCGGTGACCGGGCGGATGTCCATCACCAGCATTCAATGGGCCAATCAGGATGGGCGGGGCTATCCCGATATTTGTCTGTATCGCCCGGTTCTGGGCGCGCGCGCCGCCAACCAAACCTTGACCCTGGTATGGACCCAACGCCCGGCAGCATCGGATTGTGATTGCAAAGACAGCCGCGTGAGCGGCGCGCCCAGGGAAGATTTCTTGGGCGTTAACTTGGGAGAAGAGGAGATGGCTGCACTCAGGGCCGGGCACCGCGCCCGGATCGAGGCGCTACAGAGCTGGCATAAAGCCTTTGTCGCGTCCAACACCCAAGTGACCGCCCGCGGGGAGACCCGCACGGCCACCTTGGATATTCAACTGGCGGATCTCGGGCGGGATATGCTCGCCGAATGCCTGGCCGATCTGTACACCGATGAGGACGCGATGCTGGCGGAAAGCGTCTGGATGGCCAGCACCGCCTATGCTATCGACACCGCCGCCGAACCGGTGACGCGCAACGGCTACCGCTACCGCGTCACCGTGCCTGGCACCAGCGGCGTATCGGAACCCGCCTGGCCGGTGACGGTGGGGAACACGGTCAACGATGGCAGTGTGACCTGGAAATGCGTCTCTAAGATCGCCGAAAGTGCCTGGGATGATGTGCTGGCGGGCCTGGATAGCGATCTGGCGGCGCTGGAAACGGTGGGGAGCGCGACGCCGATGGTGATTGCTCGTATCGTCACAGCCACCGCCTACGCCGTGGGTGATGTGGTGCGGTACGGGGTCGGCACGACCGGCAGTTATACGATCGGGTACATGCGCTGCGTCAACGCGGGGACAACGACCGCGGCAAACGGCCCGACAAAAGTCCTTACCCTCGGTGAAAGCTGGAGCTACAACCTTGTCACGGACCCCTTGTGGGTGGGGATTACCACGCAAGAGGCCCTGGATTGGGCCGCCTCGCAAACGAGCGATATCAACGCCACAACGACGACCAACGCCAGTCCGGGCGTCTCCAGCGCCCTCGATGCGTTTGGGGATCGCTACCAATCGGCCTGTGACGCCGTGCGCACGATTGCGGGGTTGCTCCCAAAAAAATCTAATGCCAGATTGACAGGATCGTCCGTCTGGCGCGACCTCGGAACCGATTACTGGGTGATCGAAGGAAGCGACTATCTCCCGGTTTTCAACAACACCTATTACCATGCCTGCACCCTCTATCACGACCCGGTCACCGGGGCGCAATCCATTGTCTCCACCCAGGAGTTCGGGTTCGCCCTGCGCGTGGCCTGCGAGGGGTCGCTGGTGTATGGCGATACCGTCACCATCACCATTGGCGATGTCGAGGTACGCGCCCCCTATAAGGTGGGCGATACCTACGAAATTCCGCTGGTGGCCGGCAGTCCGCTGGCGCTGGCGGGCGGGCAAACCGGAACGGACACGCTGACCTGGACGGTGTACAGCAGCACGCTCGGCGCGCTCGCAAACTATGCCTTGACCTTATCCGAGCTGCCGTATAGCGCCAGCGGCCTCAACTTTACCATCCGTCGGGGCGCGCTGGATTTTGCCCTGGGCGATGCCTTCCGTTTTGCGGTCGAGGCAGGCGGACAGTTCCGCTGGCGGCAAGACGGCGGAAGCTGGAGCGCGGATACCGCGATTGCTGACAGCGTGCCTCTGGCCGATGGCCTGAGTGCAGACTTTATCGCCGGTGCGGCGCCCGCGTTTGTCAGTGGCGGCCTGTACAGGTTTAGCGTCCGCCAGCCCGCCGCGCCCGCGCATATCCAGGCGGCTGACGAAACGGTCTGGCAATGGGCCAGCAGTCCGGCCACGCTCATCCTGACCTGGGAGAGTGATCAGACCGTCGAATGCATCGGGTTGCTGCGGCATGGCCTGAGCACCGGCGATAGCGCGGCCCTGACCCTGCTGGATGCAGGTGACAATGCACTCTACAGCGTGGCGTTAACGGCCAGCCCAGGCCCCCTGGTGGATTATCTGGAGACCCCGCTGACCACGGTGCGCAAGATGACCGTGGAGGTCACCAGCGCATCCGGGAATCTGGGATGGGTCTATGCCGGTGTCCCGTGGGCGTCCACCTATTCCGCGGACCTGACCTTGCACCGGGTCTATGCGCTGGAACGGGGCGGCGGGTTCAATCCGCGCGGGGCGTACCAGGCAGCCGGGCGTGATGGCAACATCACCTGGAACGCCTTTTTCACCGGAGACGACGCCGCCGGACTCCTGGCGATCATCGATGACTGCAAGCGCCACGATGACCGGCCTCTCGTCATCCTGCCCAACATCACGGACGTGAGCGATGCCGCTTTGGTGCGCATTGGCACGGACCGTCTTGAAATGGCCGATGAATACCGGTTTCAGAACCCCGATGCCCGGCGGATCACGGTCACCCTGCCCCTGTCCGCCGTCGTTGTATGACTCTGACACTCCTCCTTGGCAGCGATCCCGAACGGGTTTACCCCGTCCTATCCGTGAGCGGCTTTCACCGCCCGCTGAATGATGAAGCCTCCAACCTAACCGCCACGCTGGCGGGCACCCCCTATGAGCGCCGTGATCTGGCTGACCCGTTATTAGGGGCGGCGGCTCAGGTCTATGCAGATGACACGCTACTCATGACGGGGATTCTGCAATCAGTGACCTGGTCAGCGCAGGAAATCATTGTGAGGATCGAAAGCTAATGCCACGATTGACCGATCCGCTGGTATTGCGCGATACCAGCGCCTGGCCTGAATACGAGGCTGTGACTGTCATTCCGCGCGTTTACGGGCGGACGCGCGTTACGGCGATTCCGTACAACGAGAATAAAAAAGTATTTGTGCTGGCGGATCATGCCTTGCAGGGTGTGGATGAAGTGACGGTGGATGATGCGCCGGTTGCGGGCTGGCGGCATGACAATGCCGCAGACCATGCAGGCCATGCGGTGGCGTTCCTCCGCCTCGCGGAAGCCGTTGGAGGGGGAACGGTGGCCGCCACCGTGCGGGGTCTGCCAGGCAACCCGGCGGATATCCTCAACGATCTCTATCCGCGCGACGATTTGCAAGATCTGCGGATTCATTGCACAAACCACGGTATTGAACTCGGCGGCGTTTTGGATCAGCGGCAGACCATCCGCAGCGCCGTGCAAACGGTGGTTGAGCAATTTGGCGGCTGCTGGTCTGCCGGAATGACCGGCTTTGCCAAAGTCTTCCCGCCGGGGGCGAACGATCCCATTGCAGCCTCTTTCGGGCCGCTGGATATCGCGGATCTGTCGGCGGAATGCGCGTTGGAAACGCTGGTAACCCGGTTGCGCCTGGTGTTCGATTGGGACTTTGCCAGCAGCAAGGCACTGCAAACCGTGGTGCTGGAAGCCCCCTCCAGCGTCAAGCGGTTCGGCGCGATTGAAGCGGAATTGAGGTTGCCGTGGATCAAGACGGCGCGGGCAGCGGCGGATACCGGTATGCGCTATCTGCAATGGCGCGCCCGTCCCCTGTGGCGGCTGCGCTGGCGCTGCGGACCGGGAAACCGCGCTTTACAGCCGGGATATTGGGTTCAATTACTCGCGACCCCCTCCCCTGTCAATAGCGAGGGGGTGGTTATGGATGTCGACCCAGGCTATGGGGCTGGCGCCGTGACGATAACCGCAGAAGCGCCTGCGGGCGATGCGCCGGAAATCTCCATTGTGCAATCCGGCGCGGTTTTTTCTTGAACGGCTCACTTTTTCCGGTCAGACCAATAATTTGGCGCTCAGGCGCAAAGCAGCGCACGGGGCGGTGCCGTTAATCACCTACCGGCTTTCCCAACACCTCACGAAACCTTGAATCATTCTCCAAGTCGGCCTTGGCGGATGGGTCGGCTTTGATCGCTTTTTCCAAGACTTCCTTACATAAGTCGATGCGTTTGAGGTTGCGATAGGCTTCCGCTAGATCGAAATAGCCCTCTTTGGCGCCGGGGTGGCGCACCGTGGCTTCTTTGAATGCATCGATGGCAGCATGAAGATCGCCTTGGGCGAGGTAAGCGTAACCAAGCGCATTGTAACCGTTGAAGCTATTGGGATCGGCATCGACGGCGGATTTTAAGAGGGCGATCTTTTGGTTAGGATCGGCGACGCCATAGCTAGCAACAATCCGTTGCTGGGCTTTTTGCGCCTGGAACAGGCGTTGATGCAGGTCCGCTTGAAATTGCTGAAGCTCTTTCCGCAGGTCGCGCAATTTTCCGAATTCCCAATACGCCAAGAGTGCAACCACTAAAGTGAGCATCGTCACGGCCAACGTAAAGCCAACGAGCGTCGTATTGGTATCCATGATCCCTCCTTCTTGTCTAGCCTCCTCTAATATAGACACCTTGAAACATCTCCGGCCTCAAAAAAAGCGGACGGATAAAGGCGGGGGGTGAATCTGGCTTAGCTAGGCGTGCGGAACCGGGCGCAACCCGAAGGCGGTGCAGGTTTCTTCATAAGCTTGATCGAGCAACTTCGGTTCGGCGGCGGGTTCGCGGGCATTCAGCGCATGAAGATCGGCTTCAACCTCCGCGAGACAGTCATCTGATGTGGTTTGCAACCGGCTGAGCAGCAAAATCCATTGGCGCTTGAGATCTGCATGGAGGCTGAATTTACCGAGCATCCCAAAGGACAGGACCGCGCCATTCAAAAGGGCGGCTAGAAGGGCGATGCTGCCAACAATCCAGCCTTTGTAGGGAAGGGTGTCCAGCAGGGTTAGCAGAGCGGCACTGCTCAATATGAACGAAACGAACGAAGTCCAATTCAGCCAATTCCCATAGCGATGCTCTAACGCTTCGTGATAACGGATGTTCATTCGCGCTTGAAACTGTAAGTCATGGCGAGTGGATGAGGTCATGATTTTTTCTCCGGGCGGGGTATCGGCGGTTTTGGCGGGACCGGGCGCGGTGGATAATGAAAATCATTGTTCACGCGCTCTTTGGGGTTAGGCGGTGGGGGCGGTGGCTGTGGAGGCGGTTTCTTCATCATCACGCATGGGGGTTATTCAGGTCTTTTAATATTAGACTCATGCGGCTTGTTTTTGTGCAAGCACCCTCCCTGGCGCGGGACGTTTCAGGCCCTAATACTGCAAAGGCGGCTGCTGGCCTTGCTTCTTGGCCATTGCGCGAATCTTGCGGATGCTGACCGGTGGGCGCAAGACGGTTTCAATGAATTCCTTGTCGAGCGTCACCATCCGATCGAGGTGCTGTTCGGCCAATGTCTTCAAGCCTTCCAGGTCGTCTTTGGTCTCGTCAAACTGTTCCGGGCGCAATTCGCTGGAACTGCGCAGGCCATAGGTAAAACGAATCCGCTCATTGACCGCGAAGTTGGCGCTGCCGTGCCATTTGCAGCACAACTCAATCCGGTGGATCAGGTCGCGGATGACCTTCCATTGGTCGCCCGTCAGGGTGGGGTGGGGGACGGGTTGTTCTGCCAGCTCCTTGATCCGAAAGTACAGCTTCACCAACTGGCGCTGAATCTGCCAGCTCAGATCATCGGTGAATGACTTGACCAGCATCAGATAGCCGGATTCGGTGATAAGGGTGATTTCGCGGGCAGCGTCTTTTAGTGCGTCAGAATGGCTAGTACGAATTTCGTCCAAGCTTTTAGAATCAGTCACATAGAAATAGTCTTCACCGTCAATGAACCGCTTACGATTGGCGCTGAAGTTGCGCTTGGCGGTTCCTTCGACTCGGTTGTGTACCTTATCGATAAGAGCAAAAGTGAGGACAGGTTGACCAGAGTAGGTCAGATAAGGAATTTCGACTTCGTTGGTAATGCGAACGAGTTGAGCGGTAGTGCCCCAAGAATTTCTTC